AAGAAACTCTCCAGCAGGACCAGTGCCTACAGCACCAGCAATACCAAAGAATAATCTTGAATCATCCATGTTTTTCGTTAGTCTCAAACGCTTGTCGACGAATGACCAGCTTCGAGGAGTAGGAAAAGCATACTCATCAGCTTTGAAACTGTACAAAAGATTAGGACGGTAACGCATGAAAGAAACCAAAGTAGTATTGACTTCATTCTTTAGCGCCCACTCGCACCAAGCATCCAAGCTAGGTTCGAGTTCGTAATGCATCAACCTGTTTCTTACAGGTGAGGGCATTTGGTATACCGAGGCACCGTCTGTTAGACGATTACCAGCGGCAAGACATGACCAACCGTCAGGCATTTTGTAGTTACCAACCTGACGAGTTAGTAGAAGTTGTAGAAACGCATTCTGTGTAGCAGGCGGTGCTGTCGGTAGTTCGTCAATCATGAACAAACCACGAGGGCCATGCGTTTCTTCGGTAGGAAAAATATCCGGTGGAGCCCATGAAGTCATGGCACCGTATGTTTCATTGTCAATGACTCGTGGTATACCACGAACATCGACAGGGTCGAATAGATTGGCACGAAAATCTAGCAACGGTATGTTGAGTTCATCAGCGACTTGCTGAGGAATCTCAGATTTACCGATACCGGGTCCGCCCCATATCATAGTGTTTAATCCAATACGCATGTTATCGCGTATCTCCTGTTTGAGATCCGTTGCTGTAACGGTCTGCATTGTTGTTGTATCTGACATAGTACTCCTCTTATCAAATAGTTATAGTTCAACGGGTTCGATGTCACGAATTTTGATTTCTCCTTTTCGTATCATCTCGCCCAACCTTTGGGTGGCTAACTTTTCGTAGTCAACATTCTCAGTATCTACCGGAAATGGAGCATCAAACTCCACTACAATAGTATTCTGCGAAAAGTTATCCACGAAAGTAGCGCGAAATATTCTAGTATTTTTCATTTGCATAATTGTTATTTATAGAGGACAAAAAATCTCCGATTTTTTGTCGAAGTCTATAAGGGTTATACTGACAAGGCGAGGGTACAAATCTAAGATTTGTACCGAGCGACTTACTGATTTGGTTATAAACTGCATTCCGGCATTTATTGTCTATCGGACAAGCGAAGGTACGCCGTTCCCGCCGGCGTACGAGCTTAACTGACTCGGGTGGGCCGAAGGTACGCCCTGCCGTTAGGGCGTACGAGGCTAAGTCTATTTTATGCATAACTAACTCCATATGTATGTGCGAAGGTACAAACCGCCGAAGGCATCCGACGGCACGCACGCAGTGCGGTGCCCCAAGGATGGCCGGAGGCGTCGAGGCGATGTAGCTGACAAAGCGAAGCTTTGGCGCGGGCATCGCCGAGATTTAGTTTGTACGAGCACACATCGAATAAGTTTTAAAAAATAAAAAAAACTAGGGCTGGGTTGTATTAGGGAGAGACCAGCCCTAGTCGGGTAGGGAAATATATGAAAACCTACCACGAAGGTCGATAATACACTTCTTTACCTTCTTCTAACCATTTCAAAGCTTTATCACAAAACTCTAGATCTTGGTCTTTGTACTCTCGCATAGCATCTTCTTGAAACTGGTGTCCCCAAAAGAAACCATCGGCACAAAAAGGTAATTCATTCTTTGTTATAAGATCACGAAGGACTTCTATATCCGTCTTATCCAATTGCAGTTCTGTACAATTAAAGTCAGGCACTACTGCTTTAAGAGCATCAGTAAGACCAGTGTACAAATTAGAACGCTCATCTTTATCTTCTGGAATATTAAGAGTATCGCCTTTACAAACCATTTTAGCTAACTCTTCTCCAGAAGGTATAACTGTTCCTTCATGTTTCTTACAAAACCACATAGTCTGCATAAGATTGTGTAATCTTGAATGTTTACGCCAGTAGAACTCATCTTTAAGATCTTTAAACTCTTCTTTGATAGGTACTACATTATCTTCTCTTTTTGGTTGAGGTTCGGCCCAACCAGCCATCATATCTAAACCCATAGGATTCTCCTTATATTTATAGTTAATGCGAATCCTGAAGAGCCTTTTGGCGATTCATGGAACAGAACCGTTCGGCTCACTCTTTCAGGACTCGACTTTTACAACTTTAGAGCCGAATTCTTTGGTATACAACAAATAGCGTGGTATCTGGACTTAGGACGCTTGACGTACCTAGAACTTGTCTACTTTTAAAGTCGGTTGTATCAACTACTTGTTGCATACACTAATTCTGTGCCTAGCTAGGACGAATCGTTCAAACAATGATAAGACTAGCTAGGACTTTTGTTATGCGTTGCTAAGAATGTCACGCATGTGAGAGGTAGTCTGTGCGTTAAGTTCACGCTCAACTTTCCCACTAGCATCAGCTTGCTGTTTGAAATTCCATTCAGCAAGTCTTTGCATTCTTTGCTCAACAGCAGTTTGGACACGATAGTCATGTATCTTCGTATCTTTTAGTCCAAAGCTGTTATCCAAGGCTTCGATTGCTTGGCTAAGCATTCTTGCCTTACGACCAAGGTCAAGCATCTTCTGTTCACGCTCGAGCAACCAATCTGGTATCTCGTCGTCTTTCATAGCCGACATTGACTCTTGATATTCATAGGACACACTACAAAATTCTGACCATGTTCTGGTAGCGAGTTGTAGTACATTCAAACCGGTCGATTGAGGGTCAACGCCCAACAGGACTTGAACACCTTCAACGATACGATTTACCAACATATCCCAATCGACTTGCTGTTCTTCAACAGTCTTCGTCTTACCATTTCCGAGATCAATCTCTGCGAAAAATGGTGCAGTACCGAATTTCTCTTTGAACACAGCCATGACACCTGCTACAACCGTAGGGTTGAAAGTAGGTTTGCCATCGTCTGTAAGACGAAATTTACGGTGCCACCAATCAGGCATTATAATGCTCGCCTTGACGGAACGAGCCTCCACACCTTCGGGGTCGCCGTTCGTGTCAGGAACATACGCACTCTCAGGTGTCTCATTTGTGGGCACGAGCTCTTTAGTCTCTTGCTCACTTGGATCAAATATTTCACTCATATTTTTTACTCCTAGTATACTAAGTGATTAATCGAACGCATTTACTTACATAAATGCACCTATTCAGCTGGCTCATATGTTTGAGTCAACTTGAATTCTTTCTAACTGCTCGGGTGAATACTTCCTATAAGGACTTACTACCTTACCGAACAACTCTGGTTCATAAACTACGAACATATTATCTATGACCTTAACAATCGTGCCATAGATACACTGTCCTTTAACCTTTACATCGTCTCCGATATTCATGAACTTCTCCTTTTACGCTTTGCAAGATCTTCTGTTGCAAGCCAGATTTGCCTATTAACATAGAACATATCTTCTTTTGCCATACCGTCAGATAAATCATAAACATCAAACGGATTGTGTGATTCAGCAACGCCAACACAACCATGACCGTAAGAATCAGGGTCTATTGGGCGTTCAAAACGATCAACTTTATCCGTGACTGTTCTCTTGCTAAATGGGTTGATATTGTTCCTTCGATGTTGTTCTTGTGAACATTTTTTCGAACAATATTTACGCGTGCGTTGCGAACGAAACTGTTCTCCACACTCATCACAAGTACGAATATTTGTTTTATCTTCAAGTCTAAGATTAACTAATACAAAATTAGTCATGATTTACCTCCAGCTAGTATTCGAGCCACTTTCATGAAAAAAGATTCTGGTACATCCATTTTCACAGAAAGAGCCTCTTGTTCCTCATCGTCAAGAGGCTGAGATGAACGAGGATATGGTGTATCCCACAGTTCATCACGCATTTCTCTTAACGCTTCTTCATTATCAACACAATCGTCACAAACGAAAGCTGTAGCCTCTTCTGTTCCAATTGTTCCCACGTAATACCATGTCTCAGTTAGATCATCTACCTGTCCACAGCATTCACATTTACCGTATATTTTCATAATAACTCCTATATATTTACTTTTTATTTATAGAGGGCGAAAAATCTCCGATTTTTTGCCTACATCTGGTACACCCCGGTACACCCTAACGTACTGATTTTATTGAGCTTTCGTAATAGGGTGTACCATCAGCGAAAACTAGCTGGTACACCTGAAAGCCCTGCGTTAGCTACGTTTCGTGGTAGGTGTACCATCAGCGAAAACTAGCTGGTACACCTGAAAGCCCCGCGTTAGCTACGTTTCGTGGTAGGTGTACCATTTGTACCGGTTAATTAACGAATCTAACCAAGATTCTATAACTACGGTCCACGGTCGATTACTAAAGCTAACGCCAAACCTGTGGTACATTCGGTACACCTAACGGCAAACGGCCACAATCCCAATTAGCATATGATCTTGCGGTGTACCGCTTGTCTTATAAATAGCTGGTACACTGGTGGTACACCCGGTACACCTTGGTTGCACTCATACAGCACAACTGCAACCAAACGCGTACCAGCAGACATCATCATCATACCTGATGATAGTAATCATCTTAACGATGATAGTAGTGGCACTCATCTTTCCGAGGTTTTTAAATAGAAGAAGGTCGTATCTAGGGGGGAGATACGACCTTCCGTTGGGATTAAGACATTCTATCCATGTATGTTTGGATATATGTCTCATTGACTCGAGCCTGTTCTTCAGGACTGTAATCCTTGGGCTCGACTGGAATATCTTTCAGAGCTTGTTTTCTCTCCTTTAGCTCTCGGAATTCATTCCATTCTTTAACATGTTCATTCAACTCCCTAAGTACTACAACTCTTGTCTGGTTGTCTTTCCATTTCTCTGAAATGTAGTGACCAGCTTTTTCAATAGTTTCGCCTGTAACACCTAGCCCATCTATAATTGCGTCTAGCGTTGTGAGACCGACAATCTTGCCAGTCTCAACAACTTTCGCCAAGTTAAGCTTAGCCATTCTGACTAAGCTCTTCTTGTTCAGGGTTAGAAGGAACTTCACTGTCAGCCTGTGCTGGAGTGAAACCATGTTGAGAAATGGTGTAAGAACCAAAGTTCTCCATCATTTCATTAAGAACAGATATGTGAAAAGCAATCTGATGTTTGTTTTGATAAACATCTCTTGTGATTGCATTACCGTTCTTATCCTTGGATACATAAGTACGCATGGGAAGAACAACTTCTTCATATCTAACACTTCCATCAGGATTAACAATCCTTTTGGAAACCTTACGAGATTGAATCTCGTAGTATTCAGACTCAGTGCCGTCAGCTTTTTTCGCTGTCTTAACTTCAGCCTTGAACATAAAGTCAACTAATTGTCTAATCAATTTATTTACCTCTATATTTATTGTTACTGAGAAGGAACCAATTCCCTTCTCTTACTTTTTATTTATAGAGGGAAAATTTGCCCTGCAAATTTTTCCAGAGCGAAGCTCCTTAAGATGTCTTGCTACGAGCGAGGGGCTACGATTTGGCTAGGGGGTAAATCGATACAAGGTTCCAGCATGCAATAATCTGAAACAAGGTTCCATAGTGAAAACCGTGTGACGGGCGTGCTAATGATGATAGTTAAGGCATTGCGTGAGCAATAAAATAAAAAAATTTTACTAAAAAAATTTTCTAGCAAAAAATTTGTGCTACAGTGAGCAAGCATGAGTACGAGGAAATGTACTTCTTGCAAAAAGGAGTTCCCTTTAGAGGATTTTGGAGTCCGAAATGATCGTGGTACAGTCTATTCAAGAAAGTGTAAACCCTGTGTTGATATAGCACGACGAAAGGCCGCTAGTGCAACACCACAAACATACCTAACCCGCCTTTTTGGCCAACTTAAACACGCAAGGACTAAAAAAGAAAAAGTAAAAGTTGGTTGGGATATTGAATTAGAAGACGTCTTAGAACTATGGGATAAGCAAGAAGGTAAGTGCGCATTGACTGGATTGTTTATGACTTATCATAAAGACGGGGCTGGCAAAAAAGATTTGAATGCCTCTATTGATCGAATAAACCCAGATATTGAGTATTTAGTCACCAATATTCAGTTAGTTTGTAGTAGGGCAAATATGTTAAAACATACTCTAAGAGAAGATGAGCTTTATTGGTGGTGTAAAAATATAGTAGAATTCAAAGAAAATGACTGATAAAGACCAAAATTTTGAACAAGAAAGGGCCGAGCTTCAGTCTCATTATCCCTATGTCGATGTCAAACTCAATGAGCTAAGTGTTCAAGAAGAACGCCTCATTCTTTTTCATCTCCGTGGCATGTCAAAAGCTGCAGCGGGACGCGCGGCTGGATATAGTGATAATGAGCACGTTTACAAAGTATTTAAGAAACCAGCAGTACAAAAGATGGTTGCTAAAATGCGCGAAGAATTTAAAGAAGAGATTAAGTTTGATAAACAAACAGCGACAAGCATGTACTTAGAAGCGCACCGTAAATCGGTAACAGCGACAGAAGAGAAAGTTATCACCGATTCATTATGCAAGCTCCACGGTCTATTTGCTCCAGAGCATGCTACACAAATCAATATCAATCTGGATAGAACTGTAGAACAGCTGGAAAAACTACCAGATTCAGAATTACTTAAGATAGCGGGAACTGATAACCAATATCTCATGCCTAAAAAGGATGGAAATAAAAAAGATTGAATGCATAACGTGTAAAGCGTTGCATCCAGATACACTGTACCCCAGC